TCTTAAAAATTCCTCTGCTTTTTCTTCTGATGACGCTATCTGTAGTAATTCTACTAAATTCATGTTTTACCTCCTATACTACTTGATATTATAGTATGGGTGGATTATTTTGAGCAATCACCAAAAGGAATTGATTTGTTGGAGGGCGAAATCATAGATGATACCGTCCTTCCTCCCGGGGATTAAGCAATGGCAAAACGCAAGAAGGCAGAACTTTACGATCTTATACAGCGTATTGTCCATCTCTACGAGGAAGAAAAGAAAGACTTCAGAACAATAGCAAGCCTGCTCAGATCTGAGGGCTACGACATCTCACGCTCAAGCATCCATCGTGCCTACAAAGATTACAAAGAACTCGCTAAACAATACAATGAATGGTGGGACAAGATAAAAATCCTTGTTGAACAAACGCAGAACAAGCCAACTAGCTTTATGCTCTCCGCCCTTGTCTCCATCCTCACCCAGCATGTGCTGGAGTTTGTAAAGGACATAGACTTCATGGAGTTTGAGGAGCCCGTAGAACTCATCAAGGCAGTCAAAGAACTAACGCAGATGACAAAGAGTTTAGAGGAATACATCTCTGCAAAATTGCAGAAAGCGGTAGAGAAGATAGAGGAAGAAGGCAAGAAGAGGAACATAGACCCAGAGTTTTTGAAGCTGATAAAGGAGGAAATTTATGGAGTATAAAAAGCCGATTACTTTCTTTCCTTATGTGGGGGGCAAACACTTGATGTCTAAAGTCATCGTAAAGCTTATGCCTCCGCATAGAATATATGTTGAGCCGTTCGCAGGGGCAGCTAAGGTTTTCTTTGCAAAAGAGCCGAGTGAGATTGAAGTGTTAAACGATGCAGATAAAAAGATAGCTAATCTTTTTTACTGCGTGACGTTTCATTTTCAAGACTTCTGGGAAAAGGTTAAATGGTTGCTTCATTCGAGAGAAATTTTTAGAGTGTTAAAAAAGAAAATGAAAGAATCGTCTCCGCCCGAACTTGGAGATATAGACCACGCAGTGGCTACTTACTACTGCTTAGTAAGTTCTTTCTCTGGAGAGGGGGGGTCATTAGCTCGTGGTATACATGAACCTCTCGGTGGGCGCATGATTACTAAAAGAATATTAATTTTAAGAGCAATAAGGAAAAGGCTAAAGAATGTAATCATAGAGAACAAGGATTTTGAAGAGGTTATCAAAACCTGGGACACCGAGAAAACCTTGTTTTATTGCGACCCCCCCTACTATGGGGCTGAGCACTATTATGCTATTCCTTTTACCCATCAAGACCATGAAAGACTTTTAAAACGGCTTCAACAAATAAAAGGCAAGTGGATACTTTCTGGATATCATAACGAACTCTACGATGAAGTTCTTAAAGGATATCCGTATATCGAGAGGCAAATCACTAAAACCTCTTATGTGGCAACCAGGAATAGTAAAAGCAAAACAAGGCCGATCGCAACAGAAGTGTTATGGTTTAACTACGAGCCAGATGTAAAAACCCTGAAGGAGGTAGGGCTTGAGCTTAAATATTGAAAAACTCCTACTCCCTTACCAACGCCACGCCCTTCAGAAAATGTTTGAGAAAAAGTATTCCATCCTTATGTGGTCAAGACAAACAGGAAAATCCTTCGTGGTCTCCCTTTTTGCAGTCTTGCGGGCTATTGAGAGAAAAAACCATCTTGTAGCCATCATCTCACCCACCGAAAGACAGTCTAAAGAACTCATGGAAAAGGTCAAAAGGCATGTGGAGTTTTTAAGGCAAATCGGTAAGCTAACTGGTGATGTGGAGTTTTTTGAAGACACGCAGACTAACGTGCTTGAGGTTAGGTTTCCAAACCGTTCCCGGATTATCGGACTTCCCGCAAACCCTGATGGTGTTAGAGGTCTAACTGGTGATGTGATTCTGGAAGAGGCGGCATTTTTTAAGGACGGCTATAAAGTCTATCAAGCTATATTCCCAAGCATCACAAGAAATAAAGACTTTAAGCTTGTCGTTATCTCAACACCAAAGGCTAAAAACGATATTTTTGGACACCTCTGGCAGATGTCTGAAGGAAATGATCTCTGGTTCAGGCAAAAGCTAACCATCTATGACGCAGTCAGCCTCGGGCTTGATGTGGATGTGGAGGAGTTAAGAAAAGGCGTGCCTAATCAGGATATATGGCTTCAGGAGTATATGTGCGAGTTCATGGACGAAGAAAGCGTTTTACTACCCTATGAAATACTGCATTCTTGCACCGTGGAAGGTATAGAAGCAGACATAAGAGAACTGACTGGAGATGTCTATCTTGGCGTTGATATTGGAAGAAGGCATGACTTGACGGTGATAAGCGTCTTGGAGAAGGTGGCAGGCAGGTATTATCTACGCAAGCAGGAAATCCTGAGAAGGCTTCCTTTCTCTGAGCAGTTCAAAATCATAGACCACCTAACCGCATACGCCCGCAAAGTTGCAATAGACGAGACAGGGATAGGCATGCAGTTGGCGGAGGAGTTGGCTAAGAAATGGGGAGAGCTTAAAGTCCTACGGGTCTACTTTACAGCCAAGGCAAAAGAGGAACTCGCAAGTAGAGTAAAAACAGCCTTTGAAGACAAAATTATCAGCATACCGCCCGACAAAGACTTGATTGAAGATTTGCACTCTGTGAAAAAGACACTAACTCCAGCCGGGAATATCCGCTACGAAGGGGAAACCCAAGACAGCCACGCAGACCGCTTTTGGAGTTTGGCATTAGCCCTGCACGCATCAAGCCAAGAGGAAACAAAGGAGTTTTTACCTGTGCTTTTTACCAACCAAAGAAGGGAGATGAACTATGGACTTAGTGCGTTATCTTAGACGGTTGTTCGGGTCTGAAAAAGCAAACTTAGCAGACCTCCCAAAAACGAGAGTCTCAGTCCAAGCCGAGAAGGTCTTAACTCCCAAGACCTTAGATGTTCGGTATAGGTTCATCAATCCAAAATACCCGAGGGAATGGCTAAACACCATAGCCAAAGCAGTTGTTGCAAACCCCATCCTTTCCCAAGTGCATAGCCTAACAATCAACTTAGCAAACACAGGGCACACTGTTCAAGTTGAGGGTAAAGACGCAGAGAAGGCAAGAGAGGAACTCGAAGAGCTTGCTTTCCTTCTTAACACAGACCACCTAATCAACCAGCTAATCGCCCAAATAAACATCTCTGGAGCAATATCAGCTGAAGTGGTGGTTGATGAAAAATTGCAAGGTGTAAAAAAGGTCGTGTTTGTCCCAGCTTCTACTGTGTATTTTACTTACAATGAAGAGACAGACGAATACGAAGCCTACCAATGGGTCGGCAACGCAGAACCTATAAAACTCAACCCAATGACCTATAAATACTTGCCTCTGCTGACCCTTGAAGATTCGCCCTATGCCATCCCTCCATTTCTTGCATCCCTTTCCATCGTGGAAGTGGTGGAAAGCATGATCACAGAGTTAAAAGGGTTGGCACAGAAAATCGGTCTAATCGGCTTCTTGGACGTTAAATTCCCACCACTTACCAAAGCACCTAATGAGACAGAAACGGAATACCAGGAGAGGGCTTTAAAGTGGCTTGAGAACATCGCACAGCAGGTAAGCGAGAATATGAGTAAAGGCATATTCCTTCACTTTGACGGGACAGAGGCAGAATTCGAGGAAATATCACCAAACGCTGGAGGAATAAGGGAAATCATAGACCTTGCAGAGAAATGGTTGATTGAGGGAGCAAAAAGTCAGCCAGCGGTTCTTGGTTTCTCAACTGGCTACACTGAAACTTGGGCGACCGTTGCTTTACACGTCTTTAATGCCCAGCTTGAAAACATTCAAAGACTTGTCAGACGCTTCTTAGAGTTTGTCTACCGCTTACATCTTATGCTTAAAGGCTTTGACATAGATGATGTAAACATCATCTTCAACCCGCTTCCGGACTTTGAACCTCAGAAGAAGGCGGAGGCAAGGTTGAAAGAAGCCCAGAGGATAATCCAACTCCTCCAAGCCGGCATTATTGATGTTGAAACCGCAAAGAAGGAACTCGGTTACGGTCCAGAGGAGTAAGCATGGCGGAGTATGACTGGGACGCAGAAGGGAACGAGTTTATAGATGAACTGCTGAAGAAGATCCTTCCTAACTTTTTGCAGAAAGTAGAGTCTGTCCTTGCCCAAGCCCTACGCTTCGCACCCTACTTCATCAGCTTTAACGACTTTACACGCTTCATTATGCAAGAATTAGAACAGAAAGTTCGTCTATCAACAGAACACAAAGAAATGCTTTACTCTGAGTTCAAAAGGATCTACGAAAAAACACAAAGGGAAGCCACCGAAGGAATGCCGATACGGATAGAGTTCAATATGGCTGATGAACGAACAATCAACTACGCTCTATCCCTAACTGATTTCTACCTTGGCAAGTTCTTTCAGGGAGACACAAAGCTTCGCTTAGATGTGGTCAAGTGGCTTTCTAAATACTATTTAGAAGAAGGGAACCCGATCGGCAAAGGGCAAGAGGGCATAAAGCACTTTCTAAGCGAGTTCGGAGGCTATCTCAAACAGAGAACAGAAGGTAAAGCACGACAGATCATAGACACCTCAGTCAATCACCTTCGCAACTCTGCAAGGTTGAGGGCTATAGCAAAGGCAAGGATCACAAAATACCGCTGGGATGCGGTGGGGGATAGGCTAACATGTCCTTACTGCAGAACTATGGACGGAAGAATTTTTGATACGGGAGAAGCAATCAGAACCTTAGAGCTTATAGAATCCGACCCGGCATCTTTACCTGAAGTGAAGCCCTTCCTGACGAACTTTCCTTTAGATAAGCTAAAAAGCCTACCAAGCCCACGAATGCCGTCAAAGATGCCACCAGCCCACCCGCACTGTAGATGCAGGATCGTCTCTTTTATTGAAGAAATTGAAGAACCCTACCCAGTCGTCGTAGAACCAGCAATCCCACCCAGATCCCTTGAAGAAACTGCAATTTTGCAGGAACTGACCACTGAACTAAAAGCTTTACGCCCAGAGGAGATAACAGCAAGAATTAAAGCCCATCTTGGAAGCGATTGGAGGCGTAATCCAGACGGCACCTTTGACGCCAAAGCCAGCAGGCTTAAAGCGGAGTTTGAAAAGCATGCTAAAGATTTAGGCGTCGGTTCCCTCAAAGAATACGAACAACTAAGCTATGAGGTGATAAAAAAGCCCGAGCATATCTTCATCCAGAAAGTTCTCAACCCTCAGACCCAAAAATACGAAACGAACTACATCTTTGTCAAAAACGGCGTTTATGTGGTTTCAAACGACGAAAGCCTTGCTATCCAGACTGCTGGACGATTAAAAGAAGACATAGAAAGCTGGCTGTCTGGGTTTTCCAAAGATTCTCCGTCCGCAACTGTCAAACTTTTGGGGGCAAGACAAGCCCAACCCCGCAAACCTGAAGCCTTCATTGATAAATACGAGTTCCGCAACATTCAGGATGTAGAAAAATTCCTGCAAGATTTTTCGGAGAAACAACAAGAGCTTCTATACTATAGGGTTAGAGACGTGAAGGTTGTGGAACATGGGAGGTATGTGATGGCGTGTATCGGCTACAGAGACAGAACTGGGACGATTTTTATTAATAAAAAATACGAAGCTCAATTAATATCCGCCTTGCAAAGTTTCAAAAATAAAGTCCAATTGACTAAAGAGGATGAGGGTATGCTCCTCGTCCTTTGGCATGAACTGACCCACCTACGAACTAAGGGCCTCTTTAAATTCGAGCCCAACGATGTTGAAAGGCAGATAATAGAGACGATAACTGAATTTATAGCACGGCATACTTATGATGAGTTCTTTAGGATGCTGAGACCCGAGGCTAAACCAAACTATCAAAAAGAATTTATAAAAAACTCTTTATCCTATGGAACCTATGTTTGGAGATTCAGGTATGTCCTACAGACGTTCAAGATTAACGAAAAAGAGGCGGTGGAGGAATTGAAGAGCATTTTATTTGAGGACAGCCGGAACATTCACACAAGGCTCGTGAACTGGTTGAGTGCAAAGACTGATCTTCCAGAAATTCCAAGTGGTATTATAATTTGGGATATGGTTAACGAGAGGGTGAGCGACAAAGAATTCCAAAAGGAGGTTAAGGAATATGCCAAAAGAAGACGAAAAAAATAAAACCGTCCCAGCAGACATAGAAACGATTTACGACCATGGACTAACGGAAGAAGAAAGACTGCAATGGTTCAAGCACGAGTATTTTTACCCCAAAACTAAAGAAGAGTATTTACAAAAGCTCAAGCGGTATAAAAATCCTCAAACCATACTCAATCACATCTGGAGCGATTTGTTCACATTATACTTCAAGCGAGGAGACTGGGCTAAGGCTAAAGAGTTTTTAACAAGGATAGACGATAAAAAACTGCGCTGGGAGATTGTGTTTATAGCCACAGGTGCTGATGTCCTGACAGACCCAGAATGGACTGAGGAAGCTCGCAAATATTTTGAAGACGTTTGCGAAGTCTGGAGGATCTTTTAAACTCCTTTGTGCAATCTTTGCTTGAAATCTTCCTTCCCATCTGCCATCTTTTTAACCATGACTGTTATTGAACGAGACGCTGTAAAAAGCGTCTT